AACCAACGTGTAAGTGAGGCCCAGTTCCAAGCCCTGAATGTCCTAGAACACCCAGTATATCGCCAGTCTTAACATGCTGTCCTTGATGAACTCTAACATCTTTTGCGTTACCAAATTCTTGGTAAATAATTTCTTTACCAGTTGAATCGCGAGTAACAATGTTATAACCAACCGCTCCCCAGCCAGCTGGAGGATTACCAACGCGAATGACCGTTCCACCGTGCATAGCATGGAATGGGGTTCCCACTCTTGCGGAGAAGTCATTACCATCATGAACGCCACCACCACGAGGTGAACCAAAACTATCAGTGTGCGTCCAGCCACTTCCCGGTGATTGCCAGCCACCGCCGTATGAACCACTACCATCTCCGTTTAAGTCAACCATTGACCAAAGCGTTGACCACCACGTCTTAGCTTGTTTCTTAACAAAATCGAAACCGCCTTTAACCATAGTTGGGAAAAATCCTTTAGCGCCACCATTTGAGAACGGCATAATCTTAGTTAAAGCTTTAACTGGGTTTGCTACAATTTCAGTCCCAACCTTCCAAAGTTGTTGTAGGCTCCCAACAACTTTAGAAACAACCTTTTTAGTGCCATCCCATAAGCCACTAAAGAACGAACCTATTCCACCGTCTTTAAAGTGAGTTAATCCTAGCATTGGAGCTAATCTAGCTGAATCTGTGGCATTGGCTACTTCATCGCCTGGGAACAATACTGTTTGAGCGTTCTTTTCCTTTAAATATTCAACATTCCCAGTCGCTTTTCGGAAAATTAGCTCTGGATTTTTAGCGCCCGGTTCGTCATTAACGATCGCTGGTGTAATTTGGTTGATTGCACGTCTAAAGCTTGTAGAACCTAATGAACCGGTACCAGTTGCAAAGTGAACCTTGCCGATTGGTTTAATCGTTTGTTTCGAGCCACCAAAGGTATGGATAACCCCGTTAATGCCACCTACACCTGTGTTGATAACTCCAATAACAGCATTAAGGCCATCGGCAGCAATGCTCTTCATTGAATCCCATAACCCGCTAAAAATGTTTTTAACGCCTTTAACAATTCCATTCCAACCAGCTTTAAATTTATTACCAAAACTTCCTAGAACATTCATAGTTGCAGAAGTCCAGCCACTGAAAGTCTTACTTAAGCTTCTAGTTATTCCGCTGAATAAATTACGGACACTATTCCACATGCCTGACCACTTTTTGCTGAACCAATTCTTGAAACCAGTCCATGTTTTAGATATTGCAGCAGTCCAAGCTTTGAAATTTTTAGAAATTTTATTGAATATATCAGAGAAGAAATCACTGATAGTATCCCAAAATTTGTTCCAAGCCTTTTTAAAGGCCTTACTAAATGAGTTCCAAGCCTTGGAAAGGCTGTTAGTAAAATTCTTCCACCACTTTCCCATGGAATTTAGGGTTTTGGAAAGGAATTTAGATAGTGCCCCCCAAACTGCTTGCCAAGCTTTAGATAAAGTTTTGCCAACTGTTTTGATAATCTTAACCCAACCATTAATAGATTGACGAATTATTTTACCAATTAGCGTAAATGCCTTTTGGGTGTACTGTGCAAGTGGTTTCCAAATTGCCACAAAGGCTTTTGAGACTGCTTTACCCATTTTTTTAATGGGCTTAGCAATCATCTCTATCCCTTTATTCATCGCTTTAACAAGCGGGCCAAAAATGATCATTGCTAATCCTGCCGGGAATGCAATTGCATAAATTAGAACTTTTCCCAATCCTTTGAAGAAGCCCTTCGCTTTCTTTACAAAAGTGTCAAAGCCTTTTTTAAATGCTTTCGAAAAACCATTCCACCACTTAGAAATGCCTTTGCCAACATCGCCAAACCAGCCAGAAATATCTCCTATTTTTTTGCTAAAGGCCTTTTTAATTGAAGAAGTACCGCTAGATACTTGCTTACTTGCGCCTTTCCAAGCTTTACCGATACCTGAACCAATACCGCCCCAGAACTTGTTCCAAGATTTGCCGAAATCGCTAAAGAATTTACCTATACTTTTAAGGGCGCCTGAGGTAAATTTACTAATTGCCTTGCCCCAACCATTAACCATGTCACGGAACTTTTTATTGTGTTTGTATAGTTCGAATAGTCCAACACCAACAGCAGCAATTGCCGCTGCAATCGCAATAAAGGGATTAGCCATCATGGCGGTAGTTAATTTAACGAACCCATCTTTTACTAGATTTAATCCTTTTCCAAAAAGTTGTAATGGAGTATAGGAGTTCTTCAGCAATCCCATGGCTTCGCCAACTTTAGTTATGGCCGACGCAAATCCTAAAACTTTTGAGGTAATAAAAACACCCGCCAAAACTTTGCCGAGTGTTTGTAATCCTGATTTATGTTTAGTAAGTTCACCTAATGCTCCAGATACGCCTTTAATTTTCTTGCTATGTCCAGTCATCTGTGCTAAGGGCTTAACTACCGCTCCTAAGCCATCAATTAACCCTTTAAAGAATCCAATTCCGATAGTTCCAATAATCTTAATTGAACTCCATAACCCTTTAAAGAAGCCAACGATTTGTTTAGAATGACTAGCAATTACATTGGAAACAGATTTAATACTTTTTGCTAATCCATCCATAAAATTGTTCATAGCTTTCGGGCCATTTTTTATATCAAGAGCTTTAGATAAAGCCGTTGTAATTGTTTGGAACCCTTTTGAAGCAGCTTTACCAACTTCAGTAAATTTATTTTCAGTTTTAGGGTCAGAAACCCATTTAGAAACGGCTTCGAAAATTGGGCTCTGCATTGTCGTAAAAGGCTTGGCTAAATCACCAGATAGAGCTGAGAAACGTGCTCTGATTGACCGTTCAGCACCAGCAGCAGTTTTCATCATGTTTTCGCTGGCATCCTTGTACTTTTTACCAAGTCCGTTCATTACAGCTTCGGCATCTTTAGCACTGATTTTTCCAGCTGACATCTGCTTACGTAGTTCGGACATATTTAGTGCATTATTATGTTGCATCTTACGCTCGTAGTCTAACAGCCTTTCTCCAAACATTGGCAATTGGTCAGAAATCATATTGAAATCGCCCAGTTGCATTTTGGAAGAGCTCATCATGTGAGTAAAGTTAAGACCTAAACGCTTGACATCATCTGCACTCATCCCTAGTGTGTCAGCCATGGTTAGAACTGATTTAGTTAGCTCTTCTGTGGGAGCTTTTTTGTCTAAAACGTGATAGAATTGTTGGTCTAGTTCGTTGACTAAGTCACTGGATTGACCAAAAGCTGTAGACATCTTATTAATTGACTTAACGAATCCTTCGCCTTTTGACGCACTTCCTGTTAAAGTTGTCCAAGTGGCGTTCATAACTTGCTGTTCTTTATTGAATTCGTTACCTGCTTTAATTATCCCGCCAAAGCCCGTTTTCAAGGCATAAAACGCTTGGCTAACTGCTCCGTGAATCGCTTCTCCCCAAAAAACACCAGAGAAAACTTGCTTAAAAACTGAGTGAGTTTCTTCCCCTTCTTTTTTTAACCCACTAAACGATCTGCTTAACCGTTGAATAGGAGATGGGTTTAGCTCTTTAAGCGACTGGTCAAACTTAGAAAAAGAAGTTTTAGATTCTGCCATAGAAGTTTTAAGTTTTTCTACAGCTATTCTCTGTTTGTTGATAGCACTTGCACTGCCATTATTATTTTCTAAGTCTTTAAGGAGCGCTTCTTCTTTCTTCAAAGCTTTACTAATATCATCAATAGACTTACGAGCATTGTCTCGTTTCTCTTTAAGAGCTTCTTCATGCTTGCCTTCGGCTTCTAAACGGTCTGATATAGCTTTTGACAACGAGTTACGTTGCCGCATTGATGAATTTAGGCTGTTGATACCACTTTTTTCACGTTGTAAAGCTTCATAAGCACGTTGTTGTTGTGCTTCCATAGACTTTAAGGCAGCGGTAGCTTTATCTAAGTCAGTACCGTATTTTACGGCCTGTCTAGCACCATCTTGAGTAGTCTGGTCTAAGTCTTTCAGTTTATCTTGGAGAACTTCTATACGCTTTCGTTCAGCTTCTATAGATTTCCCAAGGCCTTCGTACTTGGCTTCACTAGCTTTCAAATAGTCGCCACTAGATTTAAGTTGTGCTTCTTGAGCCTTCCAAGCCGAGGTAGAGCTTCTAACAGCTTTGGTCAAAGAGTTAATACTGTTAGAAGCCTTAAGAGTTTCCAAAGCAACGGAAGTGCTCATAACTGAATCAACTTTACTTGCCATATATTTTTTATCCTCCTTTCTTTAAGAATTCTGTTTGTAAATTTCCATTGAATCGACCATTTGATCCTCTGGAGCTTTAGCATTTATTACTTCTAAAAATTCAAAATAATCTTGTCCGTCTATATCTTTTGGCAATAGGTGATATTCCGTCAGCATTCTTTTATAAAAGTAATTCATGTTGTCAATGGAACGTTCTTTTTTAAAAATCTCTATTCGGATTTGCCGGAGCCGTTCTCTTCTACTAAAGGGTCTTCTAATTCTTTCTGTTCTGCCTTCATGCCTTCACGAAGTTTTTGAATATCTTTGTCAGTAGCGCCTTGGAAACGTGCAGTAGCTTCACCAATTGCAAACGATAGTTCCTCGGGATCTAGCTCTTCTTCTGCCTTTTCAATTTGTTTATCACTTAGCTTTAAGAAGTTTTTGAAGAAATGTTCAATTTCGCTCAATAATTGTGCCTCATGCTCAAGTTGTTCAATTTCAGTCATATCGTCTGAATGATCATCTTGTAATTTAAGCAAAGTCAATTGGATTGAGTTGATCAATTTTGTGTTTGCTACGCTTTGAGCAACCTTAACAGGCTTCTTCATGCCTAATTCTTTAATTTTGATGTTTACAATTTTCATGCTTTTTTGTCTCCTTAAATTAAAAACCCGCCCCTTATGGTATTGTTTACTTTCTCAGGCGAGTTATAGTTATAGTTATTTATTCAGCTTGTAATAATGCCCCATCTTTTGTCGGAGAAGCAGTTACTCCGGATGGGGTGTCTATTTTGACGATGGGTCTACGTAACCTGCAAACACTTGTTGCATCATCTTAGTTTCATCGAATGCTTTTGAAACATCGGAATACATAGCAAGCATTTCACCATCAAATTCTGGTGTAGATAATGCTTGATAAGTTAAGGCATCGGTTGCCATTGTTTCAGCGTTAGTATCAGTTCCATTGTTGACGGAAGCTTGTGTCATTAATCCGTTACCGAATCCGTAATAAACTTTGTTCATACGGTCGATAGATTCACTTTCAATAAGCATTGCAACTGACGGGTGCTTACCAGATTCAATCCAAGCCCCTGTATTTGGATCTTGCTTACGTCCAACAATCTTTTGTGTGACTTCAAATGGTAATTTGTTGAAGTCTAGTGATACTTGTGGCGCTCCCTTAGGCGTTGAAACGAATACAGCTGTGTTATTACCATATTGAATGGTCCCAGCTGCTTGAATATTCGTGATATTAGCTGTTTTAGTACCCCACATTTGGGTAGTGATTGGTAGCAACCCGTTGTCTGATAATCCTTCTTCTCCTGTAATAATTTTCCCTGTTTCAGAATCTTTGAGTGCTAGTGTTACTAGCTTTAACCCTACTGTAGCCATTAATAACTACCTCCTATATAATTTTTTTGAGTAAAATAAAAGACCTTGATTAGTTGTTTATTATCAGGGTCTGCATAAATTGGTTTTGAATCGTTTATTTTCCAACCGTTCTTTAAAAACAGTTGCATAATTTTAATGTCGTTTTTTTGGATTGAATCTTTAAATTGATACTTGAAGAATATTTGTACCTGAACAGCATTATCAATCCCATTAAACACGTTGTTACCATATTGAGTTGGCTCTTCCCTGATTGAAGTAACTAGGGCGATGGTTCTACTGGTATCATCTTGAGCACTCTTCGGCAAATAATTAACGTAGCATTCATCAAGCCAATCATAGTTAGCTTGGTCTAGGATATTTTTGACCTCTAGCACGGGATTATCCAACATTAAACCTCCTTGTGCTTATTAATAATCTTCTGGTACTCCTCCTTTTCAGCGGCTAGCACCTTCGGCATTACTCGCTCTCTAAGGTTCGTGATGAAATGGTCACCAACGTAATACTTAGTGCCATCATTTAACCGCCTAGCATTGGTAGCGTGATAGTGATCGAATCCAACAACACTGGTACCATCTTTGATATTGTCAATATTGGTTCCTTTCATCACAACTGAATCCGCCATGTGCCCGTAGACTTTATCATCATGATTGGAATAGTGTTTCCTACGTGTCTCACGTTCTAACTCTTTCTTAAAAACCTTAGCACCAGCTTTAGTTATCTTAGCTTTGTCATTGGTAGACATGTTTGTCGATACCTTTTTAACCTGATCGAGCCACTGTTCCATGAAATCAACGTAATTGATGTTAAACACCTGCCTTTTTTATTTTCTTAAGAGTAATAAAATCATAGGCAAACGTTTGGTTAGTATCATCTGTACTGATTGAGACAATATCATAAAATTCATCACGATATTTAACCTCGTAAGTTTCATTAACCTTAGGATTGTGGCGAATAACTACGATAATGGTGTCTTCCAGTTCCGTTTTCATAATTTGATATTGTTGGTTAAGTGTTCTAGTTCGCGGAGCGCACCATAGACTTAATTCGGGTATAAGTGTTGTAACATAAAAGTTACCGGATTCGTCTAATTCATCTTTCGTTTTTCCAAAAGCAATTCTACGGTTAAAATCAGATGGTTTAAACTTCATTGCTGCCATCATCATCACTGTCCTTCTTCGTGTCCATGGCTACCTTAGTTGATAAGTGGACAATTGCCATCTGGAATCCCTTAGATGTTCCATTAGTCAACTCACGGTCGTAATACATCGACGTGGCTAGGTTTTTAGTAGCCAAGTCAAACAATTTGGGATACTTCGCTTCAAGTTGTTCAGTTGTTAGATCATCGGTTACGCTGTCGGTTACAATCTCTTTTGCATAATCAATTAAGCCTTGAACTGTTTTAGTTTCTACGTCGTCCGTATCGATATGGAGTTCGTCCATCAAATCGGAAGCTGTAACCGCCATTTTAAATCACCTTCTTTATCCAGCGTTTGTAACTGGTGCTGTTGCAGTTAATACTGTAAATGCTGGAACGTCGACTTTGTCAGACGTATTCGTTCCATCTGTGTAAGCAAGTTGATAATCACCAGCAGTAACTTGCTTTCCGCTTTCTAAACCAGTGATTTCTACTTGTTTAGTGCCAACGCCACCAGTGGCAACCTTAGCACCAGACTTATCGTAAACCACTAGCGATTGTTTACTTCTATCTGCCATTATTTAAGCCATCTCCTTTATTAATCTGCGCTTAGCAAAGCCCCTGTTTTAGTAGGGACAACGGTAGCCCCACTAGGGGCGTCTATTTTGACGCTGCACTATCGCCAACTGTAACAAAGTATCCGGCTTCTTTATCGGCAACTTCGATGTCAAAACGCATTGCTAGTCCGAGGTGTTGACCGTAAATTTCATTCTTAACCCAGCTAATTTGTGTATCCACACGGTTGACGTAAAGAATTGCACGCTTTAAATCACCAACCCAGATATGAGCTTCCCCAACTTGACCCAGTAATTCGTCATTAACTACAACTACTGGTTTACCAAATAAAGTTAAACCGGAAGCTGCTGTAATGCTTTCTTGTAGTAGGTAGCGTCCTTCTTTGTCCTTTAATGTGTCTAGAACTTGGTATGCTGATTGTGAAACAACAATAGTTTTATCATAAGCAGGGTCTAAATCAACATTAAGAACATGCTTTAAGTCATCTGCTAACGTATCAGCAGTTGAAGATTTAGCGTTAAACGTAACTAACTTAGCACTAATGGCCTTATTAAGAGTATTTAAACGTTGTTCACTAGCGTTCTTTTGAATAACTGGCATTAAAGGAACTTGCGTATCTTGAATTGATTCTTCTGAAATTGGAATAGCTCCACGATAAGTAGAAATTTTCCAAGTAACATTTTCAAATTCCGGTTTAGCTAAGGCTGGATTTTCTTCCAGTTCTGCCACTGAATTCATTACAGCGGTAGCGCGCTTCAAGATTGGGTAAGTACCCGAGGCAGTAGTAGCAGGTGTCTTAGTTACCAGTGCGGATAAGTCAGCAACCGAGTTAACTTCTGCTTCTGGATTGTAGATGATTTCTTCCGGAATCATTGGTCCAATATCGCCAGTCACTAAACCAGCATCTCGAACTGTGCCATGGGAACGAATGTAGTTTTCAATTGAGCGTGTGCGGTTTTCTTTCTTTTCTTCTTCTTGCTTTGCAGTTAAGTTTGTAGCCATTGTTTTACCACCTTTTTCTTCATTTTGTTTTTTTGCATTAAGTTCATCCTCGGCGACATAGTCATCGTCTAAGTTATCATCAATGTCTTCATCATCCCGCTTGTCTTCATCATTAGGATCTTCTTTAGATTCTGCAGGAGTAGAGGTGTTTTTGCCCTTGTCGCCTTCTGGCGTTCCTGTAGGTTTGTCATCGGGTGTATCGTCACCTTCATCTAAACTTTCTAAAGCTTCTAGCTTAGTATTAATATCTTGGATTTCTTGCTTAAGGTCTTGTACCTGTTTCATTTTGTCTTCAACGTCTTCAGTCGAACTGTCTTCTTTGTTAATTAAGTCCCGTGTGTCAGAAATTAACACTTTAAGTTGTGCGAGTTTATCGCGTTTTTCTTCTTGCAGTTTTGTTTCCAATTAGTAAACCTCCATCTCAATTAAATCTAAAAAGAGGCGCGCCTTTTCTCGACGTGCCTCTTCATTAACTTTCTTTAATCCACGGCTAACAGTAACGCTAGTCTCTGTGTAAGCGGGTAATGGTGTAATGCTTATCTCGGTCAACTCTCCAATTTGTAAGATCGTATGAATTAGTTGACCGTCGCCATCACGTTCCCAGCTATCATCTTCAATCGTAAACCCAAAAGAGCAACCTTCTAAATTGCCATTTTTGATATTAGTGTAAACATCTCTTCCCAAAGTAGTATCTGGAATATCTAGCGTAAATTTAAGTCCGTGATCATCAACCTTCAAAACTAGAGTACCAGCCGATACTCTACCTAAAACGTTGGATAAATCGTGACTATAAAGGGCTAGCACATTACTCATATCAACGCCATCAAACATGCTGGGATCGCAATACTCAATGAACCCCATATCTTCGCTCGGTTGATTAAATACACAAGCGTAACCAGTAACCTGCCCAATAGCAGATGTACTATCATCATTGCTTAAATCCCGCAAGTGCCAATCTTTATTTAAAACACTTCGAACATCATTTTTCGAAGTCATCATCTATCACCCCCTTTCGTTGAAGTAGGGCAATTACTTGCTCACCACTCAAAACAGGAGCTTTCCCACTCGCAAACTTAGCTATCATATCGGCATATTTAGCTCCTGTAGGGTCTACAATAGGGTCTAGGTCTGTTTTAACAGGAGCCTTAAACTTTTGTTCTAACTCACTTACAAACGGTTTGATGTAACGATTAAAGCTACTAATAAACATGCTTGCAGACTGGTCTAATGAACTTTGCTGGTCACCTTGACCATTTAAATAATTTTCCGGGATGCCAAACACTTTACTAACTTGTACTCTAGTCCAGTCTACGTTGTTCAGGTATTCGGCTGTCTTAGCGTCAATCGTTGGCATAGCCTCTACAGTAGCCGATTGGTCTAAAACAACTGGCTTACCTTGATTTGCTCCAGAATACTGCTCTTGAAAGCTATTTCTAATAGTTTCTTTAGATTCTTTACTCAATTGAGCTTCCGGTACCGAAATAGCTAAACTAGGTGCAATAAAGTTTTTAAGCGTATTGATTGACAATCTACTAGATAGAGATTGAAAAGATAGTTCGTTAATTAGTGCCTGTAGTGGTGATGTTCCAACGTATTGGTAAAGTGGATTGCCGGTGACGAAGATGCGAAAATGCAACATATCGTCAGATTGAATAACCTCACTATTACGTTCATCGTTGTAAGACACCTGATAAGTTAAATCACCATTGTTATCACCGAGAATTACTTGG